CTTCAACTGGCTCATATCCTAATCTATCTCTGGCTTCATTACGGCTTAGTATCCCTTCTCTGACAGCCTGTACTACGTTTTCATATATCTTCTTACGTCTTTCAGCCATAGCTGGTATGGCATCTATGTCATATCTGATATTAACATTCTCATTGAAATCATTACCAAGCCACTCATTTAGATCGCTCTCTACTCTTTTAAGCAATGGAATGATTGTGTCCTCATACAAGGCTAATCTGGCTTCTGACACATTGTTGTATGTCTGGTTGTCTGGAACACCCACTAACTGGCTAGGAACACCGAATACAAGTGCTATATCTCTCGCTGTCATATTCTTCATCTGGATAAAGTCCATATCTTTAGGTGACAATCCCATCTCCTTGAAATCAAAGTCACCTTCTAACAGCATTGTACGACCAGCATTGCTTGAGCCACTAAAACGTAAGTCCAAGTCTGACATAAGCTGTTGTCTTTGTCCTTCTGTTAGCTGAACTGTCATCCCACTTTCATCTTTAGGCTTGAATATTACTGCACCAGATGGTCTTGCTCCATTTAGCAATAGATTATAGTTGTGTTTTGCTGACATATTGTGCTGGTCTACATCTACTGCACCAGCAGACAATGGTGATAATCCATAATAGTCATCTTGTGGATGCCATGTTTTAAAATGTTTGACTTCTGATGCACCAGTATCTGGGTCTGCATCCCAGCTTTCCACGACCTTACCATTAAGTACATACTCATAAGCATCTGGTATTCTTGTCTTACTTGGCTTTATTCTCATCCTGTCTGGTCTTAGAATGTGCAGTTCTCTAGGCTGTCCACTAATCATAGTTTTTAAGACATAGCTATTACCAGCTAGTAATAAATGACTATAAACTGCTTGAAAGAATTCAACACCAGCAAACTGTGGTGATGGTCTGTTTAGCAAGTCTATTAATGGATGGTTATCTAGTTCTATATCACCATCAAACACTTTGAATGGTACTGATGATGCTCCTTGAGCTATTTCATTGACACAACGAAATACAATTGCATTCTGCTGATAGCCTTCTTTAGCAAAGTCCTCATACTTATCCTTACTGGTATAAGCTCCACTGACATTGTTATACATCACTACTGGTGATTGCTTTGTCTGTAAGGTTGGTTGCTGTGGCACAAAAACATTTTTTATTCTATCAAATAAGCTCATTAACTGACTCTCCAATATATGTTACCAGAACTTGTCATTAGTTCTGTCAATGCCCAGACTAAGGCATCTAATCTATCTGGTGAGTTGCTACCCCCAGCGTAAGTACATAGCTGATCTTCTAATGAAGCCAAAGAACCGACATGACTTACCTTTCCCTGTTCATATAAAGCCACAATAGGTTCTGCCCTTACAAGTTTACCCCTTGATGCTTGGACTTTTTTATAAGCTATCTTATCATCTATTGTTCTTAACAGCTTTTCTACTAAATCACCACCATTATTTGTTTCTGCGACCATTCTATCAGCTTTATGAATATAATATAAGTCTATTGCCCTTTTAAGCCACTTGTCTGGGGATGTTTTAATAGTAGCATCTTCTAGTACATAAAATCTTTTATCTAACCCTCTACCAGCGACAATTATGCCTGTTTCATCGCTAGAGTCAGATGATGTAACAGCTGGGTCTAAAGCTACTACTATTCTTTCCATTTCTGGTAACTCTTCTAAAGTAATTCTATGCCTTTCAAACATACTGTAAGTCCACAAAGCACCTTCTATATCGGTCAATACTTCTGCATATAACTCTTGTCGACCCATAGTTGTGTTTTCATATCTTTCTTTGAGGCTTTCTAAAGCCGTTGTGGCTAGGTTATCTTCGTTTTCAAATGTATTACCCCTAGTAATATAAACATCTTCTCTTTCTAAAAGGGTTTTTATAATCTTTATTGGTCTAGGGGTTGTAGTAATGATACATTGAGGTCTATCGCCTAAACGTAATCCAAACATTAACTGGTCAAATGTTTCTGGATATTGCCAACTAGCTAATTCATCACACCATGCTCTATGAAACTGAGAACCCCTTAATCGATTAGGCTCTGTAGCACTAAAACCAACTATTTTAGAGCCGTTCCATAAGTTTATTTCTGACCTAGATACTGAATAACCCTCTACCCTATCTCCGTTTTTAAAACACTCATCTGGTATTATAGACATCAAACCACTTACTCCACCAAAGCATACTCTTCTAAGGTCTCCAAAAGTAGGTGCTATAACGGCTGTAATAGTATTTGGATTACGAACAGCAAACTGCATTACATCTTCAGCACCAGTTCTTGTCTTTCCCCAACCTCTACCAGCTAATATAAGCCATATATTAAAATCTTTATCTGGAGTAAGCTGTTTCCACCTACCCCTAACACTCCAATTAGTGAGTGCTTGTACTACCCTCTGTTCTGATTCTTGAGATTCTAATCTCATCGATAAGTTCAAGAGCTTCTCTGAATGTTTCATTCGTACTATCTTTATTTTCTATACTGAAGTTTTCTGTAGATTCGCCTAAAGCTAACTTCACCATCTTCTGTATTTTAAGCGATGCAGATGCTAACGAGTCTATTTGATAAGCAGACATTTTATCTTTATCTCTTACTGTAACCATAACTTTATTTAAAAGTGCTTTAGATAAATTTATCATTCTATCATCTATATCTATCCCCTCTTTCATTAATAAATTTCTCTTTTTTCTATTTCTTTCTTCGTTGTATTTGTAGACAAACTTATCTTGTTTTTCTTTCCAATCACCCCTTTGTGCTAATTTATACAGAGTATTTTTAGATATATTAAATTTAACGGCTACTTCATCTATAGTCGGAAACATTAAAACCCCTTGATCAGTGCCGTAACCTTGAACAAAATAATTTTCCATTATTTGTTTTTCGTGTTGATTAGTTTTTTTATATTTTTGATTTTTATTAGCCATAATTTGCACTTTTTAGTATTTATTTAGTATCACATATTTCTTTAAAAGATTTACCAGTTTCACTATGATAGGCAGTTTTTTGTGTAAAGTTTTCCCATCTCTGTATTATAGTAGATACATAAGATGGCTCTAATTCAAATCCAAAACATTTTCTATTATGTTTTTCACAAGCTATAAGTGTAGAACCACTTCCTAAAAACGGATCATAAACATTTTGATTATTAAGACTTCCATCTTCTATAAATGTTTCTAATAATCCAACTGGCTTCATAGTAGGGTGTAAATCAGCTACCAATGGTCTATCATAATCTATTACTGTAGTTCTTTTTTTACTTCCATAGAATTTATGTCTATTTTTCCATCCATAAAGAATAAATTCATTTTTAGCTAAATAATCCTGTCTAGTTAATACATGGTTATTTTTGTTCCATATTAAGTACTGACTAAATTTTAAACCACTATCATCTATTGATTTTCTTAAATTGTGTAACTGTAGACCACCAAAGAATATATAAAAAATATTATATTCGCTAAAAGGAATGATAGATAAAAAATCTGTGCAAAACTGAGTTATATCTTCAATATTATCATTTTTAATATCTTTTTGTATTCTGTTCCCCTTATCTATACTATTTAAAAATGTATTTTTACTGGAGTAATCTACACCATAAGGTGGATCAGTTAACAAAAGGTCAACAGTTTGTTCTTCGAATAAGCTAGTTATATTATCTGCTGAAGTACAATCTCCACAAAAAAGTCTGTGATTGCCAAGTATCCACAAGTCACCTTGCTTAACTTTTATTTCATCAAGGCTTTCTGGTATTTCATCTTCATCGGTAAAACCCTCTACATCTTTTATAATTAAACTTTCTGGATCGTCAAAACCAAGCAAATCTAAATTAAAATCTAAATTTTTTAGTTCTTCTACCTCTATGGATAGTAATTCTTCATTCCATCCAGCATTTAAAGCTAATTGATTGTCAGCTATTACATAAGCCTTCTTTTGAGCTTCAGATAAATTATTCAAATAAATACAAGGTATTTTCTCTAATTTCATCCTCTGCGATGCTATTACTCTTCCATGCCCAGCTATAATAGTATTATTTTCATCTACTAGAACAGGATTAGTAAAACCAAACTCTTGTATAGATGCACAAATTTGAGATATCTGAACATCACTATGAGTCCTTGCATTACGAGCATAAGGAATTAATTTAGAACTTTCTATTTCTGTAATTTGAATAGTCATATTAGTTCTCCATGTCTTTCGCTATTTCCAGAGCTTTTCCCACTGGTGATGCAAAGCTACCATCTTCATTCTTGCAACAGCTATCCAAAAGTTCTTCTAATTTTATACCATTCTGTAAAGCGATACTAACCAACACTCCCATATCGTA